TAAAGATAGTTTAATTCAACTTCGGTATATCGATTTGGTGCAAATATTACATTTGTTTCCGGAGAACAACATTCTGCAATTGTTCTTGGTAAATCGGTACCATGTTCTTGTACAGTTTCGGTATGCATCAATAAACAAACTTTATCTCTTTTTTCTTTTGGTAATTGTTCTACAAACTTATCGAATGCAAGAATTACATCAATTGGTTGTTTTCTTCTTATATTTCTATTACTCCAATATAAAACAAATTCATATCTTTTATCACCAAATATACTTTGTTTAAAATCTTCAGGTACTTCAACTGATTTGTATAAGTCGGAATTGATACCATGTGGTACATAACTTACTTGCCAATCGGCAGGTTTAGTCCAATGTTTTTCTTTATCCCAACCCCAAACTCTACGAGTTATACCATATGTTTGTTTTGAAATACAGCCAATCCAATCACAACTTTCGTAGTAATCTCTATTATATTTTGGGTCTGGCAAATCATCCCAGATGTGATAAAAGAATAATGGACAAGTTTGTCTAACTTCATGTTCCATCTCATACAACCAAATCCAATATCTCGGGTCGGTAAAGTGTAAGATTGCATCAGGTTTTTCAATCATTAATAATTGTCTGATAATATCTGGATTACCATAACCATCCGACGGGTAAATTTTTACACTCGCGTCTTTTACACCCGTTTGTTCTCTAACACTATCGTTTAAATCTAAAACCTTACCGGCTTCTGGGTGTTTGATTGCAGCACCTAATTGAACCCAATCATACTTATCAACCGTTCCTAATACTAATTGTTTGGAAACATTGGCGATACCACTCGCCATTCGTAAGTCATCTGATAATAACAGAATCTTCTTTTTTGCCATAACTTATTTTTAAAATATATATTGTTTAATTTAAATTTTTTAATCCTCTATCACATATTCCTCTATCAAAAAACTCACACCACTCACATAGTTTGGTTGCGTTCTTTGGGAATTCTATGTCAGTTCTATAATTACCATCTTTGTCAAATACACTGTCTACAAACTCCGTAAAACCCTTCCAGGCCTTATTCACCGATACCTTACCATTTGCAGGTACGTGCTTACTCATTCTATGTGTTGGGATATCCTCTCTTACTTCTACTTTTCGTTTCAATATGATAAATTCAACATCAATCACATCTTCGGAAATGTTTAGTAATTCTGCATAGAACTTTTTGTATAATAAGATTTGTGCGTTTTTAACTGGGTCTGATTTTTGATACTTACTCCAACCTCTTGTAGAAGTTTTAAAGTCAATGATTCTATATCTACCATTAAAGGTGTCTCTGATAATCAAATCTATGAAACCCATAAAGTTTACATTCTCTGAAATCTTTGTGTTTATAGGTTGTTCAATTGCTACCAACTCATCGTGTTTTAACGAAAAGAATTTGTTAAAGTTTTTCGGTTTTTGAAACCAATCTAATAAGACATTTCCATCTTCTAAAAACTCTACCATTTCTTCTTTGGTGCATATTGTAGTATTTCCTATTTCACCTTCTGTTTCTTTGAGATATGCATCTCTCATTCTTTCTTTTAGATATTCTTTTAAGTCAATCATTTTGTCAGCTTGTGACTTTGATATTCTTAAACACTTCTCCAAATAGTTTTGGAGTGTCTCATGCATTGCAGTTCCAAAGATTGAATGTATGTTAGAAGAGTTTTCTCCTAACTTATCTATGTATGCTAATTTGTATTGATGTGGACAACTATGCCACATACTATATTGTGAAAATGATACTCTTGCCATAATATATCTAATATAAGACAAATAATTGGATTTACCAAATTATATCTTGAGTTTCAATTTAGTTATTTGCTTTTTATCAATACCATATTTTTCACAAACATATTTCATATATTCTCTACCTTCTCGTGTTGAATAAAGAACTTCCAAATATTCAATTGCCTGATTTTCTGAACAATCATATTCTTTCTTTAATAAGTCAACTATGAATTGTTCGTATTTATCTTCTCCTTTACCTTTGATATATTTCAAAAAATATTTACCCTTCGGAATAACACTAATATATAACTTATACATTTCTTTTGGTTGCAAAGTTTGTGTTAATGGCAATAGAGATGCTACCAACTCAACCCATTCAGGTTTCATTGATAGAAATCTATTTATCATAAAATTACTCCAAGTCTTAACATCCTCATCGGATAGTTTGTCAAAATATTTTGGGTCTTGTATGGTAGTTATTGCATTGATATGGTCAAACAATTTTGCTGCCATTATTCTGTTATTTTTGTTTCTTGTAATTCTTGTGGTAATAACTCATTCAATGGAGCTCCACAACTTGCACATACATACAATTCAATCGGCATTACCGAATCTTTTGGTTGACCTGTTAAAAGACGAGATATCTTTTTAAATCGATATGCTGGTAGGAAAATCTTTCCACCACACTCACAATTCATATCTCTTGCATCGTTTAAATTAAAATTCATTGGTAATTGTCCTTGTCCTTGTTCCATTTTGTTTATTTTATAATGTTTAATATTTGTATAATTGTTGACATAAATACGATTTCCTTATCTACTACCAATGCATCTTTTGAAAGACCATCTGCAATAGTTAGAATCACATTTGCTACATTTCCGGTTGCATATTCATCAACTTTGTCGTATAACATTGTATACATTTCGGAATAGTCATTTAATTTGTTATCTGCTACTGCCTGTCTGATATTCATAAACAAATTTCTCTTATCGTCATTTGATTTCAATAAGTCAATAAGTTTACTTGCAAAGTTTGACTCAACCATAATTCTATGGTCTACTTTCAATTCACCTTTTGCAGATTGTAATTGACAAGTATTAAGTATTCTTCTAATATCTGGGTAATATGAATTAATCACATCAGCCATATTCTTTGGTTCATACTTAATCTTTTCAGCATCTAATATCTTTGCTACCTGAACTGCTACATCCTTTTTAGTTGGAGGTGTGATTGCGAAAGATTGACATCTACTTTGGATAGGGTCAATGATTTTCTCAATGTAATTACAGGTTAAGATAAATCTACAATGCTTACTGAATGTTTCCATTAAGTTTCTCAAAATGGCTTGTGCTCCCGGTGTCATATAATCAAACTCATCTAATATGATTACTTTGAAACCTGCAAATCCAACGGATGATGCGAAATTCTTAACTTTCGTTCTTACCGTATCAACATTGTTTTCATCCGATGCGTTGATAATCATAAAGTCACATTTAATTGTGTTTACGATTAGTTTAGCAAGTGTGGTCTTACCAGTACCCGCTTTTCCGTATAACAACAAATGTGGTATATCATTTGCATCTAAATACTGCTGAATTGTTTCTTTGATAGTTTCATTACCAACATAGTCAGCAAGAGTTTGTGGGCGGTATTTCTCCACCCACAAGCTATGTTCTTTTTTATTGTTTTCGTTTGCGAAAAAACTCATATTATTTTCCAGTTGAACCGAATCCGCCTTCGCCTCTTTCGGTGTTATTTAATTCTTCTACTTCTTGAAACTCAATTGGTGGATATGGAATAATTGTAAGTTGACAAATTCTATCACCAACTTTATAATTATCCAATGCATTATTACTTACTCCTTGTATTTTCTTAAAGGTGGCCTGTATTTCACCTCTATAACCACTATCTATTACACCCACCGAATTACTCAATTGTAAGTTTGTTTTTCTAATCGATGAACGAGGGAATACCAATCCTACAAATCCTTTCGGAATTTCCATTGCAATATTCGTTCCGTATGTAATAGAATCCAAAGTTTCGTTTATGATATGCGTTGCTACCATATCCATACCTGCATCTCCATCTTTTGCGTAAGTTGGAATTACTGCATCAGGACTAAGCTTCTTTATTTTGACTTGCATTCTCTCTTTCTTTTTTTGTTTCTTCACTAATTGGTCTTGGGAAAATTCTAAAAGACATTCCATTTTGTTGGAAGTTTAATCCTTCACCCTCTTTTGGTTGAATTTGTAAAGTCAATGGTGTAGCTGTTTCACCTTCATTTGAAAAAGCAAATACTATTGGTTCATTGTTAAAGAATTGAAAACACCATTCTGCATCCGTAATTGGTTGTGCTTCTGGAATATTTACTTCTTCTTGTGGGGGTAATTCATAACCAACTTCTGTTGGGAATAATTCTAATTGTTCACTCATTTTTTATTAATTTGAAATTTCTACTAAATAATATTTACACACAAAATCATCAATTTGGAATTCAACATTTGATAATCCGTCAGTTGAAACTTTTAATTTTGCTGATGTTGCTTCTTTGTTTGCTGTTAAGATTTCTTTCAAATACTTTGCTGAGAAGGAAATTGGTTTTACTGTTTCAGAATAATCTTTTTGTGCAGTAAATGTAACTCGGTTTGTAGAGATGGAAGAATAACCAATTGCCATCTTCAAATCACCACCTTCGGTAAAGATTGTGAAAGTATCTACATCACTCAATGCACCCTTTGCTTTGATAAATTTGTCAATCATGTTAGAGGCCATATCGATGGAAATACCAAAATCGGGCAATGCTTTCAAATCTGGAACAGGAGGAA